AAAATTCTTCCTTCCCGTCTTTGTTCTTGTCTGAACGTTCGACATCTTTCATAGAAAGTCCGTCTTGACCTGTAAAGACCGCCATGTTAAATAGCTGTGTCTTATCAGTCGTAACTTGTACACCTTTAACATCATTGCCATAGTAAAGTAAGACGTCGCTTCTCACCTTACCTACGCCATGGTGCGTGCTATCTGGTGATTGATAAATGTTCAAAGTGATTTGCTTGAACGTACCATTGTTATTTAGCTCTGTTGCAAACTCATATTCTGCTTCAAATTGTGACATCAACGATTGCAAACGTGCCAACTTCGTTTCTTGTGAATCAAAAGTAAGCGTGCGTTTGCGGTCTGAAATCTCGTTTATGCCAATCTTTAACGACGTGAAAGCCAGCAAGTCCATGTGTTCCAAATACCATGCGAGTGTTTGTGCGCTGTCGCTACTGAACGCATTAGCTTGCTCATTATTAAGCTCTAAGTTCGTATCGTTACAAGTTAGCTGAATACTGAAATCATCTTCAACCATGTTTGCAACGTAAAACACATAGTCTTTTCCTTGATTGCGAAAAGAAAAATAAGCTCTATCATTGATAAAGCTTAAATCTTCGTGTAGTTTTCCGCTGTATAGTTTAGGAATGGTGAAATCAAAGGTGTTCGTTGCTTGTGGTAGATACCTATGCCACGTACTATTGTAAAACGATAGCATGCGAGGTATAGCATTGTTTATTGCTGTTACCTTGCGCATTCTTGTATCATGAACCCAAATTTGCATTAAACATACCTCTCATTCCAACTAATTTCTATGCTTGGCTCTTTCTCATTCCAGCTTGACAAGTAAATATCAAGCTCACTTTCACCGACTGGAATTCCAAACGGCTCGGAAATACTTGTACATTCATCAATAATGTTGATACCGTTTCTTGTCGGCTTACCTGTTGCCATATCCATTTCATAGATTGAACCTATGCCAAAACGGTTTGGAACATCTTCCAGATAATCAACATAGTTCTTTTGATAAAGCAATTCGTCAAGGTACATGTGTGTTACCAACGGCTTATCTTGCAAAGCACCAAAGATAACATGTATCTTGTTTGATTTCTTGCCTTTCAAAGCTGGGACTTGTCGTTTGATACGTGAACCCCACCAATAAAAGTGAATGAAATCATCATCACGGACAATGTCAGACCAGCCACGAGTACTATTGAATGGATTGTGTGCATCTAAATGCGTTCCTATGAACTTTCGGCTTTCGATAACTTGATAGCCACCATTTCCATCAGTAACCATCATATTGTATTCACATTCAAGACCTGCATGCCGTTTCATGCTTTCAACGCCGTATAAGAATTTATCAGACGTATCTGTCACAATGATTTTCAAAAAGCCATACTGTTTAGCAAGACCGAGCCAAAAGACTTGACGCCACCAAATATAGTCATGTAATGACCCTTTGTTTCCTTGCGAATCCGCTGGAATATCAAAAGTCAAGCCACCATATTGTGAGCTACCACCATTAGCGGTTGTGCTTCGCCCGTCCATGAAAACGTGATAGCGCCCCCAAACACTCTGTGTATTGAGTGTTGCAGTCTGTGTGTTTTCGCTACTGTCGTTACTGATAGCTTTGTTCTTTGTAGCATTTGAAAAGCCACTTAGAATGCCAGAATTGCCATTATATAAAATAAGCGTTTCTGACTTTTGCGCTGGTTTCTTGTCGATTTCTTCTGGGTCGCCAACTTCATAAGTTCCATTTGAACTAACAACACCAATCCAACCGTTGTCGCCATTGTGCTTAATTTTGATTTTAGGATAAGCGGTTGCTGTCCCAAAATTTTTAAGTTTAGCTTTATAATGGCTGTTATCAATCTTCGTGATTGAGCCATAAGCGCTGTCATTAGTCATATCAACCAATGCTGCTACCTTGTTTTCGGCATACGCTTTTGGTACATCAAAGGTGACCGTTAGCGTTGCTGTAGGCGGTGACGTGCTATTGTCTACTGTGATGGTTGGTTGACCACTTGGCAATGCTTCCCATGCTTTGTTTGGTTCGTCGCCAAAAATCAATTCTTTTGCTTCCGTCACATTCAAAAAGCCCCCGAGCTTCCCGGAGACTTGGTTAAAATATGCGGAAGTTCCAGTCAATTTAATTGTGATTGAGATTTGCTTAACAGAAAGCGTATTGTACAAGAATTGTTGCCCGTATCGGTGATTTCCTTGATCTTGATAGGTATTGTTGAATGTTGACGCTATATTTCTGTTGACGTCAGTAACGACTGCGTTTCCCCCAAGTCCATTAAAGGCTGAAATCAATTCATCATTATCATATTTAACACTTATACCAATCAAATAATTTCACCCCCTAAAAGCGCCTGTCTGCGCTCATAATTTGTATTTGCTGTTGACATGTAAGGCGCTAGACCGTTAGCAATGCTTTGCCCATCAATGATATTGTGGAGTTCGATTGGGTTAGCACCATTTGCCAACATTTGAGTAAGCAAGCTGATTACTGTATCAAACTTAGCTTCCAGTTTAGCAAGTGATGATTCACTGCTTCCACTTGTGCTATGGTCTTGTGGTGCTTCTCCTGCAAATCGACTTACTGCTTCGCTTAGCAATTGCCAAGCTCTACCACGTTTCGCTATGTCAGTTGGAATGACATACTCGGGCATATTGCCCTCTGCTAGCTCGTACACGCCATTTTTAGACACTAGCCCACCATTTGCATAACCATAGCTCGCGACTCGTGTAAAGGCTGCGTCTGACGTGCCATAACGGTTCTTCATGTAGTTAATCGCTGCAAGCAAGTTGTCATATCCGTTATAGATGTCGTTATGACCTGCAAACTTGTAAGCATTGAATGTGCTATCAATAGTTTGTGCAAGACCCTTAGATGGATGACCTGCTTTTGCGTTGCTATCCCACAAGTTAATAGCTCGTGGGTCACCGTTTGATTCACGCTGAATCAATTTCATCCAACTGTTGACTTGGTGCGCTGTTGCTTGTAAGCCGTTGGCTTTCAATGCTTTTATGACGTACTCACGCCAACGCTCAACATTTCCACCTTGAGGGTTATCAAGGCTTCCGCCACCTTCTCCATTTAATGGAGCTAAGATTTTAGAAATCCAATCAAACATACCACCAACTTGACTCTTAATGAGCTTGCGAAGCGGTGAATTTTCTTCTTTGGCTTTATCTGCGACTTGAACACCAAAATCAAGAAATGTGTCAACTTGTGAAATTGGACGGTTAGCAAAAGCATGATAAGCATGGCTACCTGCGTAGTTGTATTCTTCACCGCTGAATGAGCTACCAGAAACACCAGAAACGGTTGAAACGTGGTTTTGACCGTTCTTCGCATAAACGGCAATCATACCTGGTCTTGGTGTGCTGCTATGTGGAACTGGAGCGTTAAGCCACATATTACCATTGCCCAAATGGCTAAATAAACTTGGGTTAACACCTTGATTGGCTAATCGAGATGCAACGAATGACACACATTCCTTGAAGTAGTAGCCCCATGGGTCGGCGCCACTGTCGGCTGCACGGTCTTTGAACTGATAGTCATCGCCAATAGCACCAGCTTGAACTTCTGGAGAAGCTTTCTCATTCGCCATATTCCAGAGCTCTTTCCACCAGTTCTTAGCGTTTTCAACTGGCTTCTTGTAGAGTGCATTCCCTAGATGTTTGAACATTCCATCCAGTTTGTCTGAGTTTGGATTGAATTTCTTAGCCAACGCATCGACTGGATGTGCCACGGCATCGGTGATAAAACTCAACATCTTAGTGAACTTGTCAACGCCGTCTTTAAGGCCGTCCCATACTGATCCAGCAACGTTTGTGGCCGTATTCCAAACCTTAGACCAGAAGCCTGTTCCTTTGGCGAACGGTTTAGCGCCTGATAGCATAGCCCATTCGCTAGCGTTTAATACTTCTGCCCCCGCTGGCAATACAGCATAGGTATTCCGTCCAGGCACTGGGTAAAGGTTGCCATCGGGCATAACCACGGCCTCTTGGTTGCCGGTTTCCGGACTATCGTTACCATCGTTTAGCAAGGCTAGTGTCGTTTTGGTAATCGGATTGCGATAACCGGAGTTAAAGAATCCAGTACCGTTTGCAAATTTAGGAACTTCTGGAATTTTGCTAATAGCTGCCTTGGGCCCGCCAAAGTCATGGATTAAGCTGTTGATACCATCAATACCCTTGTTCGGAATTCCGATGACTGCGTTAATACCGTCACGAGCTAAATTCTTCAAGCCGTCCCACAGTTTACCAAAACCGTCTTTAATACCATCCCAAGTTTCCTGAAATTTTTCTCCAATTTTCGCTAAGTTATCAACTATTAATGTTTTAGCATTGCCGCCGAATTTCTTTTCGGCATCTTTATTGATTTCATCCCATTTGTCAGAAAGATAATCCTTTGATTTCTTCCAAGTTTTCTTCCATTTGGAATGGATTTCATCGTGTTTATCTTTGATAGCTGACCCCAAATGTTTCATGCTATCTTTTGCACCATCTTTAATGTTGTTCCATGAATCTGACGCTTTATCTTTGATATTATTCCAGTTTTTGCTCCAAGTTTTTTTGATTTCTTTGGTTTTTTTGGAAATGCCGTCTTTAAGGTCACCGACAAAGCCAACAATGCCTTTAACGAATTTGCGGAATTTTGCGCTCTGTTTGTACATCAAGGCAAAACCTAAAACAATCGGATTTGCAAAGATTAGGATTTTGCCGATAGTTGTAACAACATTTTTAATTGTTTTACCAACACTTGTAAAGAAATCGCCTACTTTCTTAGCGCCGTTTTTGACACTTTTGACAACATTGTCTGTTCCGTCTGAAATTGACTTCTTGAAGTTCTTCCAGCCTTTAGACATGCTGTCGAACTTATCTTTAAGCCATTTGATACCGCCGCCTATGCCATCTTTGACAGATTTAGCGATTCCGTCGCAAAAGTCACGAAACTTCTTGTTATGCTTATAGAGTTCAACGAAACCTGCTATTATAGTCGTTATAGCGATAGCAATGGCTAAATAAGGATTAGCCATTGCTGCAGTCTTAATTGCATTTAAACTTGTAACAATGTTGCCTGACATAGTTTTAATAGCTGTTCCAGCTGCGTTAAACCCAGCTACAACTTTCGTACTTATAAAATAAGTTGCAAACATTGCGCCAACAGCTTTGATTGCGCCTTTGTGTTTGGCTATTCCTTGGATAGCTTTAGATAGTGAAGAAATTGGGTCTTTGGCGTTCTTGCTATGTTTAGAAATTTCCGAGAACGCATCAGAGATGCCTTTAAGAGAATCTGAAACAACATCCCAAACGCCTTGACCGAAAAGACCAGCTATTTCTGTTACACTTGAAACAATTTGGACAATGTCTCCGGTATGATTGTAGATATACATAAAGAGTTTATCTGATAAATCAGTAATCTTAGAAAGTCCACTCTTAAATGTATTCATCGGAGATTCAGAATCTTTCAGATTCTTTTTTATGCTTTCAAAACCATTAGATATTCCAGCGATGATATCAGCAGAGATTTGCCAACCTGAACCACTTATGTTTAAGTAAATAGTCCCAAGATTTTTCAAGAAGTCTCCAATAACACCTTCGTTTTGTTTAAAGGCATCGAATATTTCACTAAAAACAGCTTTTGTTGTATTAAAAAATCTTCCGGCTGGTCCCATAGTAATGACAGTGATATTATCATTCATCCAAGACACGCCGTCTGCTACTTTTTCAAACGCTTTACCTGCGATGTCGCCGAATTTTGTAATAGCACCCGTGATATTCTCTTTGCCAAAAGCGTCAACAATATTCGTCATTCCAGTTGTAATCGTTGCTTCCAAATTACCGATTGCCCCTTCGAATGTTTTGGTTGAACGTGCCGCTTCTTCTGCTGCGTCACTTGACCCTAACTCTTGAATAGCTTTCAGAAATTCTTCTGCTGAAATTTCACCTTTTGCCATTGCGTCTCGGAAGTCACCAGTATAAGCACCGGTATTTTTCAAAGCTTCTTGCAACTTTCCAGAAGCACCCGGAATAGCGTCAGCCATTTGATTCCAGTTTTCTGTCGTGAGTTTACCAGCTCCTGCGGTCTGTGTCAGTACCATCCCAACAGATTTAAAGGTATCTGCGTTACCACCCGCCACAGCGTTAAGGTTGCCTGCTGCAATCGCAAGCTCTTTATAACTATCAATGCCGTTAGCGGCTAGCTGTGCGCCTGTATTTGTAATATCCTCTAGTTCATAAACTGTGTCATCTGCATACTTTTTAAAGATTTTAGTAGCTTCTTCGGTTTCTTCTTTAGTTTTACCAGCGAACCCCATTGTTGATTGGAATTTTTGAATAGCATCAGATGTATTCGTGACTTCCCCAATCATACCAGTTAGAGAGCTGATGACGCCTTGAATAGCATTTTGCGCCATACCTGCTACTGCTCCAAATGACAACTTTTCACGGAAAGAACCTAAAACAGAGTTTGTGCGCTCTGCTTTTTCGGTAAGTGATTGCATTTCATTTGCAGATTCTCTAGCTTTTGCCTTTAATTTTTCAAAAAATGTCGGATTGCTTTTTCTAAACTCGTCGTCCAGTTTTTCTTGTTCACTCTTAGCCTTTGCGAGAGCTGTTGCTGTTTCATTAATGCGTTGTTTTTGTTTAACATAAGCGTCTCCGTCACCTTGCGCGGAAATCTTACGCAACATATCAACTTGCGCATCGTATTGCCTGTTTAGATTGCTGACTGAATTTTGTAGAAGTTTTAGCTTTTCTTGTTTTGCTTCATCTTCCTTGCCTTCGGCTTCCAAACGTTTGATGTAGCTTTCTGATAAATCAGCTTGTTGCTTATATTCTTTTTTTAAGTCTGCTAAGCCAGATTTATAATAATCCATGCTTGACTTAGCCTTTTGTTGCTGCGCTTCCATAGAAGCTAGCTTAGTTGTGGCTTGGTCGATTTGTTGTTGATATTTTAGGTATTGTTCAGCTGTTTCAGCTGTATTACCTTTCAATTCAGACTGTTCTTTTTGAAGTTTTTCAATTTTAGCCTGTTGTTGTTGAATGGCATTACCTAAGCCATCATATTTAGCTTGTGCTGCACCTAGATAATCTCCAGTTACCCGCATTTGGCTTTCTTGGGCTTTCCAAGCGTTTGTAGCACTGTTGACTAACTGCGTGATTCGTTTGATAGAATCTGACGCTTGCAACATATCAAGAGCAATTTCAGTTGACATCGTAGCTTGTATTTTCGCCATGTTTTATTTCCTCCTTTCCACAAAGATTAAAGAAGTGACATCGGATCAACTGCCCTATCATCCGCTTCTTTCGCATTTAAAATAGCCATTAGCTCGTAATAATCAGTATCGTTGTATTCTTCAACTGTCCACCCAAAATTAATAAGGGCTTGTTTAGCAATAAGTTTTAAATCTTCAATTCTATTTTCTAAATCAAAAATTTGCTCACTTACACTTTTTCTTTTGGGTCTTCTGTCACCGCAGCTTCTTCTAATTGCTCATCTGTAAGACCATACATGTAACCGACTAATTTTTCGGAAATTTCTTGTGTGCGTGTATAGTCAAGGTCAAGCAATTTGTCGTAGGCTTCTTCATCAAGATTGAGAATAGCTCGAATAAAGCTAAGCATTTCTCTTAAAACTTCATAGCTAGCTTTAGCTTGAGCTAGTGTATCTTCTTCGTTGACGTCGTCACCGAGTTTTAAAACAGCAAGTTGGTATTCGTGCATACGCATAACGTTGCGGTTACTTGTTAATACTGAATAAGCTTTTTTACTTAATTCTGGGATTTTAATTGTTTTAACTTCCATGATTTCTCCTTACATAAAACAAAAAGGTCGCATTTAAAATGCAACCTTAAAAATTAGTGAGATTCTGACACGCTAGCTACATAGCCTCCGAAAACTTCTTTGAGCATGTTAGCTTTATCAAATGATTCTGCACCAGAGTAATATTTCTTGATTGGTTCACCGCCAAACGCTGTAGCAGACAAAGCATTGTAAGTCATGTTATCATCTTGACGTGTTTGTGCTGTGTCTGTATCAGTAGCAACGTTTTGAGTGGTTTCTTGCATGATACCATTTGCAAAGCCAAAATAAATTGAATGTTTGCGGTCAAGTGTTTCTGATTCAATAAGCATTGCAACGTGTGGTTTATCTCCAGAAAGTGTATAGCCACCTTTTTGGTCTGATACGAAACCTAAAACTTTTTGTTTGATTTCAAAATCAAGGTTGTTGAAATCAAGAGCGACTGCTGGCGAACCGGGTGCAATCATAACATCCTGTACTGCGTTGTTCCCAGGAACTTTAGTAGCTGAACCCTCCAAGTTTGAAATGTTCGCAGTCTTAGTACCGAGCATAGAACTATCAATTTCAACAATTCCTGTAGTTGATAGTCCTTGTTCTCCTTTTATAAGCTGTTGTGTTTTTGGATCTACTAATGCTAGTGTCACCATTTTTAAACCGACAATTGCCATATTATTTCTCCTTTGAATTAAATTATTTTTTCGTGAGCAACATAAAAGACCGCCGTCATCTGTAGTGTGTCGGGGTCTAGTGTGTGCTCTCTAACATCTGTTATTGTGTAATGCTCTGAAACAAGAAATTTCATCAATCTTGTTTCGAATTCTTCTAAATCAAAATCAACGTCTAATTTATAAAAAATCTGGACTTCGATTTGATTCGTTTTGCCGAAAAAGCTATCATTGCCAAACACATCAAGAAAAGCGCCTGATTCTCTTAGCAACATAATTGTCTTATCAGTATTTTCTTGAATTTCTTTTGGTAGGTTGTTCACATATATTTCGCTTATTTCACTGAATTCTTTACCAGAAATCAATTCTTTTAATGTTAATGTTGCTAACATTATTTAGCCCCTTTCTTCCGCATAATTTTGTCATACTCCTCTTTTTCAGCTAACAACACCTTTCTTTGAACAGCGCTGTCATTCTGCACCTTTGTTACAAAGTGGTCTGCA